TAAAACCATGTTTGTGAGATTGTGTATGATTATCAACCACTATATCCGGTATTTGCCAAGAACCGCCAATAGTAGCATATTCATCGCATGTTAATAATAAATTGTCAATATAAACTTTCAAATAAGGATTACTCGCAGTTAAAGGACTTCCCCACCTACCACCAATTATAGCATATAAATTTGTATATGTCAAAGTTGTTAAATTATCATCTGCTATAATAACACCATCTTTTGTAACCCTGTAATATGTTTTATTACTTTGATGCATAATTTCTATTTTTATACTCACTTCTGTACTACCAACAGCATATATACCGCCATCATATATTTTAACACTTGTAACAGTATCCGATGTCGTAGCCCTATATTTCAAATATATGCCAGGAGAAGCACCCGAATTGTCTATATGAACAGATAAAACACCATAATAAGCTAATCCACCTATGTTATCTTCATTACTAAAACCAACAGCAATATCACTGCTTATACCAAATTGCTTTAATACCATTTCAGAAGATAAACTCCAACGAGCAGATGAAAAGTCCAATGACTGATTATAAGCAGCCCTAATAGTATTTGTGGTACCACCATGAACCTCAAATATTAAATATCCGCCAGATTTGCTTATATAGTCTCCGCCTCTTGTATAATTATAATTATCATCACTACTACCTACATCAGGAACTTCACCGTCAAAATCATCTTCCCAATTCATAAAAGGGACTTCACCGGTATTATATTCATCAGTAGTAGCAAGTTTCAACATCACATCGTTAGCAAAATTATTATATCTTGTCCAACCAACAGGAGCAGTATTTTGAATAAAAAACATTTTAGCACCAGTTGGAATAACAGAACCAACCTGTTGCCAGCCATCAACAGGATGGTCAAATTCTATTTGATGTGTTTCATTGTTAATATAAATCTGTTGGCTCTTAATAGAACTCGGTTTGTTTATAGTTTTGCCATAAGGTATCTTGTGAATACATTGCGGAGAAGAACCATCTATAGGAAATAAATGTTCCTCGTTTAAGGCATCTTCTAAATCAACCTTAAAATCACGCAACTGTTCAGCACCGAACTTGATATTATCTTGTCCGCCAGGAATATTACTATCCCACATAAAATCTCCCTTAATAATAATCGTCAATAGCAGATTTTTTAGATAAAATAGTGCCATCAACATTATATTTTGGAATAAGTTTCACATTCAGCGGAAGTTTCCTGTCAGTATCTCTGATAACAAGATGCTTTAATAAAGCTTGGAATTTTGCTTCATGGAGTTGGACATCATTCAATTCCTGCAGATAAGCAAAACCTTCTGCTAAAGCACCTTCAATCAACAAATCAGGATACTCTCGTGTTAAAGTATTCTCATCCGCATCAGCAGACAAATCTGCCAAAAACTGATAATACAAAAACGCTACATTATAATCATCATCAGGAATAGGAAACAACCTAAAAGCATTTCTTTCTGCTACCCAATGTTTAGGAACACCTTTTGTGGTTGGTCCATAAAGTTTTAATGCTTCTTCAAAACCTATCATTTCAATTATAGTATACTTGTTATCTGTTGTATTATAAAGATATAAAACATTATCATCTTTATAGAGAGTAGAAGCATCGGCTGGATAATAATAACTTTGCTGGTCTTCAGTTAATGTAGATTGTCTTAACGTTTGTAAAAACCACCAATTTTTATGGTTATTTACTCGTCTTTGTGCTGTTCTAATCCATAAAGGAATTTGAGCAGTAACAGTACTGTTATTGCGAGCAATTAAAACACCAACTTGGGTTTTTATTTCTCCGAAGTTCATTTATTCTCCGATTTTATTAGATTCTTTCTTCTCAACTTTACTATGTTTCGCTTTAAGATGTTGTTTGAATTTTTCCTTATCAGTATATATATTTTCACAGTGCGGACATTTTATTATAACCTGCTTTTCTTGTTTTTCTTCTTTATTATCAGAAATTTCTTTTCCTAAAACATTATACTTAACACCATTTTGAATATAATAAATTTCATTTTGTCCAACAATATATTTATACGGTTTTTTCAAGTCTAACATAAGTCCCTCCTAAATAAAGTAAAATAATGGTTGTTTTTCAGGCAAGGAAAACAACCAAAACCCGATTTACAAATTATGACTCTTCTTGTATCCATAGATACAGCATACCAGAACCAGCAGCATCAACTTTTGTCTTGTTGATTATCTCTATCTCATCACCTTTTGAAACAGCAATGGGTTTACTTGTGTTTATAGCCGTATCGGGAGTATACATAGTCCCAATAGGGTCTGAAACAACAGAAGTAAACACTGCTTTTTCAACATTTTCTATTTCAACAGAGATTTTATGTCCACCAGTAACAATAGCTTCTGTAACTATTAAGGACATATCCTTTATAACAAAATCTTTTTCAGCGGTATAGGTGTAAAGCGTATCACCTTCTGTCCCACTACTAAAATCAATTGTTATAGGAATACACAACGGAGAAACCGGTTTATCATATTGCATAATTAACACCTCCTTTTAGTTGTTTATCTTACTTATAACACCATTACGTAGATGTTATATGTATAATTCTTGCTTCGCCAGCATTCGCAGTATTCCATACTTCGCCAAAGCCAAGCATGGCATACCAAGCAACACCTTTTGAACGACCATAGTCAGTCGGGATTTTAGCCCTGATTTCTTCAGGAATGACCAAACCCTCTATCACAGCATCTCCACCAAAAACAATCGCTTCGCCTTTGTAAGATGTGGTTCCAAGAGTATTAGCCATAACATTAGATTCCTCAATAAAACGAATCTTCTCTATTTTGCCAACTTCGCCTGTTAATCTACTTTGCGGAGAAGCATAATTAGCAACTTCCTGCCAAGTAGCATCGTTTTTTACAGCACGAAGAAAACCAGCGTTTGCTATACAAACATAGTTATCATCGTCGTAAAAAGGCATATAGAGATTGCTGACCATATAATCTCTAATGGTTCCTATATCAAACCAAGAAATATCTCTTGTGGCTGCTGTTGATACAGTTCCATCAGTGTCAAAAGTGCCTGTCGGAGCTCCAGCAGTTCCTGTAGGAATATACTTAATCTTACAGGTCTTAAATACAGCACCTACAGCTGCATCTAATACTTTCTTCTGGTCATCCAACAACGCTTTTGTCCAGATGTTGTTAACATCAAATTCTGATAACGCTTCAAGTTTTCCAGTATAAGGTATCGAATTGCCATACTCACTTACCGTTACAGTTCCTTGTGTAACAGTAATGCTTGTTTCTGGCATCGTCTCAAATTCCGTTATCGCTCTTCCTGAAGACGCTACGTTGGAAACTCTATCAAACTTGATAGTGTCTCCTTTCCCTTTACCCAACCCGGGTTCTACACGACAAAATTGTCTAAATTTCATCTGTGGTTGAGCAATCTGTCTGATTTTCTTGCTTAAAACATCATTAGCAAGATAACCGCCATCTGCATCGGTTTTCCAATTTTGCATAATTTATTCCTCCAAAAATTAAAAACCAATCTTTGAATTACGCTGTGAATTACGGGCTTTAACTTCGGCAAGCAAAACTTCTTCTGGAGTTAATTGTTTCGGCTTTGAATCACTGCTCCCTGGAATTTCGTTTCTGGTTCCACCAGTCCCGCCTCCAACAGCAGCAGCACCTTCTCCACCTTTTTCTCTTAACTTACCTATATACTGTCTTGCTTTTTGGGCAACTTCCTTCATAGCCATTTCTAATGGCATACGAGGGTTGTTAGCTGTAACTTCAGCCGCAAAATGACCCACAATCACATCGCTGTCGATAAGGTCGGGATAATCACGGTAAAACTTATCTCTTGTCTGACGTTGTAACTCAACAACACTCTGGTATCTCTGTACTTCCGCTAATGCTTCTTTTTTAGCGTCTTCTTTGATTTTAGCCAGAGTCCCATTCGGGTCTGTTAAAAGTGAACTATAGTCAGAAACAGGAGTTCCTGTTCCACCAGCACTATTTACACCAGCATTGTTATTAGAATTGCTTTGTGATGCTGAAGGTGTAGAGCTTAATATATAAGCTTCTAACATCTCTTCTGCATGTTTAGCACGTTCTAATGCTTCTTGCATGGTTTTCTGTGCCTCTAAATATGCCTTATCCCTTTCTTCTTCAGATTTATATTTACCTGAAAGAAGACCTTTATCACCGTTCGTATCCTGCGGAGATTGGTTATTCTGATTTTCAGAATTTGCCGCAGGGGAACTTGTTCCGTTTGTTTCCATACTGCCTCCTATTTACTTCAAGGTCTCATAGATTAAAAATCTATGGCTTTTGTCCTACATTATTTGCTTGTTGCTTTTATCTTATCCAGCAAAATTTCTTGCTCTAACGATAAAACTGCTTTTATATTTGCTTGAATTTGTAATAAACTATTAAAGTCAGCAGGACTATTTGCCAACTGCCTTAACAAAATATTTTTACGGTTTTCAAAAAATATACCTAAATATTTTTCAACACTTTCAGTTAAACCTAATAATTCTGCTTTTGTGATTTCATTTTTATTCATATTTATACTCCTTCAGGAGGCATTCCTAATGGCATACCGCCTTGACCACCTTCCTGCGGTGGCATCATATTGCTTAACATCTCTAACTGATTAGGCATTCCCTGACCTTGTTGAGGCATACCACCACCTGGCATTCCTTGTTGTCCTGGCTGTCCTTGAGGCGGCATTGACGGAGGTTGTTGCTGTAATAAAACATCTTCAGGGTCCCAATCCATAGATTCTACTAACAGTTTAATAAAATAATCAATATTGATACGCTGTGCCAACATCGGTATTTCTTTGATTAAAGATAAAAACCCTTGAACTTTTTGGAATTGCCCTGATTTAGCAATAACACCAGACATTCCTCTTGCTTCAATATTAAATACTTTGTTTTTGAACAATTTGACTTTATCAACATCCGGTAAATATGCCAATTCTTCTAATACATCAGCCATTTGTTCATTAAACCCTTCTAAACGCATGTCATCAAAATTACGCTGGTATTGTATCAAAACCGCTAATATCATTTGAATTAAAGGGACAAAAACATAATCTTCAATATCTAAAGCCAAATCTTCAATCAAAGCAGACGCCTGTTTACCTTTTTCTACAACTTCAGTAGCAGTAGGTCTTCCTCTTGTTGACGGTTTACCTAACAAAAACTCTGTTAATCCATTAGCATTCTGCCATTCTCTATCTTCTTCCTGATATAAACGTAAATTCTGCGGATTGATTCTGCCTAATTCTATCGCACGTAACAAAGGATTACCTAATCCACCACCATTTTTAAGCAAACATTTTCCTGGATATATACCTGATTTTAGTTGTTCAGGGTCATGTATTTGGTCAACATCCATCTCAAAAGCATTTATTGAAGCAAATTTGTTTGTATCTTCAGAAACTTGTATTATTTCAGTTAGTGATTTTGCTAACGAATATCCATCTTCAAAAAATCCTTTATGATAAGTGCTGAAAGGTTTCCTTAACAGCGGTCCATAAACAAAAGGTGGTAATCCATGTAAGAACTCATTTTTTATAGGTTTTCTTAATACATAACTGTCATTAACAATAGACCATGTACAATTAGCATACAATATTTTTCCTTGTTCGTCAATAAGGTTACCCCAATATTCTTTAACTGTTACAGATGGTATCGCCTCAGTAGTCGGAGGATTTTTTCCTTCCCTTTCATTCTTTTCTATATCTGCAGTTGTATTATTACAACTTGATTCTAAACTTTGTATTGATTCATATTCATATTTGTTACGTTTGTTTTTAGCAAGTTGTTTAAGTTTGTGCAACTCTATTTTGTATCTATGAATAACATATTGTTTTCTTTTATGAATAAAGAAATCATAAGGGTCAACAGCATCTACTCTTAATTTCCCTTGTATTTTATCTTTTTCAAGACCAAGAATAGAACTTAAATTGCTCATTACAGAATTTTCTTGCTTTTCAAATTCTACCCCTCCGGTATTATTAGAAGCCAAATCTTCATCATTGTTTTCACCAGGTTGCCAATATACTTTNNAAAGCCGCATTAAAACTTTCAACAAAAGTATTAACAAAATCACATTGCCTTAACTGTTCTTGAAGATTTTTTGTAAGAGCAGGGATATAAACACCGTAATCTTTTTCTCTTTTTGTGGAAATAGAAAAAAATGTCTTTGCTCTTATTAAAGACCTTTTCAAAAAAGCAGAAGCACTTTTTACTGCTGCAGGAAGTTTGGGAATAATAGTCTTTGATTGCCATTCAGATTTCTCACTAAAATTATAAATATTATTATATAGTTCCCACATCCTATCCCAGATGTGTTTTAGTGGTTCTTTATCATCTTCGCATTCTTTCCAATATCTATTGCTGATTATAAGAACTTTATCAATAGGTTTGACTTCTTTGACCTCTTGCTTCTTTTCTGTTTCCATTATTATCCCTCACTTTCAACGCCATAGATGTTATTATAAGCATTTTCGTTATAAGGTCCTTCACCATACGGAATATTACCATATTGACCGAAACCATAAAATAATCTTATTTTCCAAGCACCATATCTTGATATATTTTGTCCGTAAATATCGCAACCATATACGGTTCCGCCATAAGCATTTTTTATAATTAAATCATTATCANNCCACCATAAGCCCTGATAGGAGTATCCCACAAATAAGGACTATCTTTTTGACTCCAAGTTAAACTTGCTTCTAATGGTGTAACTGTTGCCCAGACGACCATTTCGGTTCCCTCACTTTAATAATTCCAGAATGACTATCTTGTATATTATGCCCAAAAGTATTTTCTATATAATATCTTCCGCAGTCTGCTAAATGCTCATAATAACCATCTTTATTCGGTTCAACATCGGGAATACCTTCCTGATTTTTAGAATAATGATAACCACCAGCAAGACCCTCTGCGAATATCCTACATTTGCTACTATCAATCTGTATAGCAGGTTGTCCTG